GGTCCATTATATTGATACTTTCATTCTCTATAAAACTAATATATAACACGATTATGGCCTTAAAAAAAGTAAAATTTGCACCCGGTTTTAACAAACAAAGTGTGCCTTCAGCACTTCCTGGACAATGGGTAGATGGAGATTTTGTTAGGTTTAGATATACTGCGCCTGAAAAAATAGGAGGGTGGGAGCAACTTACTGCTGCTTCTAAAACTTTACCTGGTGCAGCAAGAGCACAATTGGCCTTTTCATCTTTAGCAGGTGAAAAGTATGCAGCCATTGGAACATCACAAGGTTTATTTTTATATTATGGTAATGATTTTTACGACATCACACCTTTAGATACTGCTATCACTGGAGGAACTTTAACTACAGTTAGTGGTTCTAATGTTGTAACTATAAATAAAGGATCACATGGTTTAGCTGTAGGGCGATATGTAACTCTTTCTGCCGTTACGGTAACAGGTGCTTCAGACTATACCCCTGCAGAATTACAACAAGTTTATGAAATATTAACTGTTCCAGACGTAGATAAATTTACTGTACAAGCTTCAAGAAACGAAGGTGGTTCGGGCATGACAGCAGCTGGAGCCGTTACTGTTAACCCCTATGTAATCATAGGACCTACAACCCAAACTACGGGATATGGATGGGGAACTTCTACTTGGGGTGCATCTACTTGGGGCACAGCCAGAGCAACTAGTAACGTAGTTCTAGACCCAGGTAATTGGAGTTTAGATAATTTTGGTGAGGTGTTGGTTGCAACTATTTTTGATGGTAAAACATTTACTTGGAATGCTGGAGCAACTAATGCTAGAACCATACGAGCTTCTTCAAGCACTTCTGGTTTTTCTACTTCGGCTAACCCAACAGCGACCAGATTTACACTAGTATCTGACAGAGACAGACATTTATTTCATTTTGGAACTGAAACAACGATTGGTGATATAACCACACAAGATCCGATGTTTGTGAGATTTTCTAATCAAGAAGATTTAAACACTTATGCACCAACCGCCACTAATACTGCCGGTACATTTAGATTAGATACGGGTAATGAAATAAGAGCAGCTCTTCAAGGTAAGGATTATGTTTTTGTTATAACAGATAACGCAGCTTACGTTATTCAATTTGTTGGTCCACCATTTACATTTAGTGTTAGACAGGTAGGGACAAACTGTGGATGTATTGGTCAGCATGCAGCTTCTTATGTAAACGGAGCTGTTTATTGGATGTCTAACGAAGGTGGATTTTATATGTATGATGGTACTGTCAAAGCTCTTCCATGTTTGGTTGAAGATTTTGTCTTTACTGTACAAAATGGAGATCTAGGTCTTAATTTCGATTCTGCTGATGTTATTTTTTCAGCTTCTAATTCTTTATATACAGAAGTAAATTGGTTTTATCCTAAATCAGGATCGGATCAAATTGACCGATGTGTAACTTATAACTATCAAGAAAATGTTTGGACTACATCTTCACTTGATAGAACTACGTATCAAGACCAAGGTGTGTTTAATAAACCTTATGCTACAGATTATGAGTCTACAACCACTCCTGTTTTTCCTGATATTTTAGGAATTACAAATAAATATGGAGCTAGTATTTATTATGCTCACGAGGTAGGCAATGATCAAGTCAATAGCTCAGGAACAACTTCAATAAATGCTTTTATTAGATCTGGAGATTTTGATATAGACGATGGCGAACTATTTATGTCTATGAGAAGATTTATGCCAGACTATAAATTTTTAGTAGGTAATTCTAAAGTAACTTTATTTATTTCTGATTTTCCTACAGATACTCAAACGAGCTCACCTTTAGGTCCCTTTACAATAACCAGCACTACTGATAAAGTGGACACTAGAGCAAGAGGAAGATTACTATCAGTTAAAATAGAAAACGATGCTGTAGGTGAAACTTGGCGTTATGGTAGTTTTAGACTCGACGCACAACCAGACGGAAGGAGATAATATGCCACTAACTACAAAAGGTAAAAAGATAATGAAATCTATGAAAAAGCAATACGGTAAGAAAAAAGGTGAGGCTGTTTTTTATGCTTCTAAAAATAAAAAAAAGATAAAAGGTGTAGATAAAAAAAGAGCGTAATGGCTAAACTAACTAATTATATACCTGAACCTAAACAAGAATATGATGTAGAAAACCAACGTCAAATTATTGAATCCGTAACAACTATGAAACAACAACTTAATTTTTCTTTTCAAGAGGATTTAAAAAATCAACAAGAAGCTTTTAATTACTTTTTATCATGACAATACAATATAAAAATCAAGGTTTTAAACAAGCGGATGTAAACAAAGCTACAGTGCTTACTTGCCCTAGTGATGGAGCGATCATAGTCAAAAGTATATATTGTGCAAATAATGATTCATCATCAGCCATTACGGTACAGATGAATTTAGTTGACTCGTCAGATTCAAGCACTGAATATGAATTTTTTAGAGATGATGTAGCGGCTAAATCGCAAGTAAATGCTTCACCTCAAGGCTTGAATTTAGAAGCGGGTGATGCTATAACAGTACAAGCAGCAACAGGCAGTAATAAAATACAAGGTGCCATAAGTTATGCTTTAATAAACAGAGAGAATGAAAACGGATAATAAAATAGAACATACTCATGATAATGGGGTTACGCATTCTCATGAAGGAGGAGATGTTCCTCACACTCATGGAGAAGCTGATCCTTATAAAATTGATTGTACAACTATAACAATTTATAGAAATACAAAAACAGGCGAAACGTCTAAAGAGAAAGTAGAGGGTCCTGATATTGTAACAGATGTTACGGTTCAAGTCTCACCGAAAGGATTGGATGTTTTCCAGAAAGTTATGAATGATAATAAGAAACCAAAGCCCTAAAGGCGGAACTGAATTACAACTCGGTTTTTTACATCAATACGTAGATAAAAATTTATTAGATCAAGTACAAATATGCACTAGTGTGCCAGGTAAGGTACCTTTAGATCCAAATAAACTTAACATACTTTGGCAAAAAAATTCTTACGATCAACCCAACCTATATCCTTGGTTTAAGGATAAAGCCAACCACCATAAATATGATTGGTATGTTTTTAATTCTCATTGGAATTATGAAAAATTTAGAATGATGTTTGGTATTCCAACTGAAAAATGTGTAGTTATTAAAAACGGAGTTGAGAAAATAAAACAATCTCCCCATTATAAACAAGGACAACCTATAAAAATCATACATCAAAATACCCCTTGGAGAGGACTGAGTGTATTATTAGGTGCCATGCAGTTAATTAAAAACCCTTTGATTACGTTAGATGTTTATTCTTCATGCGAGGTATACGGCAAAGATTTTTTTGATCAAAATGACCACAACTATAAAGCTCTTTACGATCAAGCAGAGTCTTTATCTAATGTAAATTATATTGGATATAAACCAAATGAATATATTAGAGAGCATTTACAAGACTACAATATGTATGTCTATCCTAGTATTTTTGAAGAGACTTCATGTATATCTTTAATTGAAGCAATGTCTGCTGGGTTATACAGTATCGTAACCAATTATGGGGCCCTGTTTGAAACAGGTGCAGAGTTTCCAATGTATATTCCTTATGACAGTAATTATAAAGCTTTAGCAGAAAAATTTGCATATGGGATTGCAGCAGCAGCCGAAACTTTACATGAACCACAAATACATAGCCACTTAACCACTCAAGCTAATTACGCCCAGGTATATTACTCGTGGCCAAAACAAGCATCTGCGTGGACCACTTTTTTAAAAGGAGCACTAAATGCTAAAAGCAAATGAACCCATATGGTTTAACGTAGATAAAACCGAAACAGCTAACGAAGATACTTACCAAACAATTAAAACTAACCGAGTTGAAAATAAAATAACCGAAATAAATCTAGGTACCTCACCACATAAAATTATGGTATGCACTCCTTGTCATAGTGATGTCACTATGCATTACTGCCAAGCTGTGTTAAAGTTTCAACAAGCTTGTTGGAAAGAGAGAATACA